TTCTGGCCCGACCGAATGACCTGCAGCGTGTCGTCGAAGTAGGTCGGCTGGTCCTCCGGCTGCTCGGTCCACGCGTCCGGAAGGAACTCCTCGTCGTTCTGGTTGATGAGGATTTGCCTGATACCCTCCGGGTCGATGATCTCGCCAGCGACGTCGGGCGAGTAGTCGACATCGCTCGCGTTGTCGACCAGGACCTTGCCGATCTCTGGCTTGAGCACCCGCAACTGCGACTGGCGGATCTCCGCCGCGGTGAGCTTGACCTCGGCGTCGTAGAAGAGGGTTGACGGCTGGCCGTTGCTGTTGGTCTTGTACAGCGTGACGAAGCGCTGCACCCGGCTCTGGCCGCCGACAAGTTGCAGCGTTGCGATACCTGCAGCGAGCAGGGTCTCGTAGTCGTCCTCGTCGAGGATCTCCGTGTCGGGCGGAGGCCGGAGCGCGCGCAGGTCGTCGTTGTAGAGCGTCAGCCGCGGGTTGGTCTTCTGGGCTCGCTCGCCCGTGATCGAGCCCGCCCACACCCATGGGTTCGCGAGCCAGTTCGGATCGCCGAAGACGGTGATCTGCTCGGTGTCCTCGGCGAGCGCGAAGCTGGCGAGGTTGGAGACCGTGTCTCGCAGACCGATGACCGCGTGTCCGTCGATCTGGCTGTCGGGCAGCCACCGGTCCTCGAGCGCCGTCTGCAACGCCGCGAGGTTGACCGAGTCGACGTCTGGCGCGACCCAGTACTTGTACCGGACGCCTGGGACCGCGGCGATCGCCGTCGGCAGGTCAGGCACGCCGGCACCGCCGGCCATCTGGACCACGGCCGAGGTCACGCCAGGGGGCAGCGTCCCCACGTTGCGCAGCCGGATCTGGTCGCCGTGCAAGCCCGTCGATCGAGCGGTCAGGGTGAGCACGGCCGCCGCCGCGCCAGCGGTCACGTGAAGATCATCGAAGCCCGAGGCCAGCACGGTGTTCGCCGACGCGGCGATGTCCGCACCGACGTCGCCAACCGCGACCGGGACCGTCACGACGCGATCCTCGATGCCGATCCGCAGGGGTGTCGCCGTCGTCGCCGCCCCGCCAAAAGTGAACGTGCCCGTGGACGCCGACCCCGCCGGCGCCGCCATGCCGATCACGGTCACGTCGGCCTGGCGAAACTCGGAGAACACCGCGGAGATCATCTGCGCGAGTTGCGAGCCGGCCCCGGCCAGGGTCTTCCCCTCGTCCGGCGAGAACACACGGGTCGGCGTGTTCGGGGCCAACGAGCCGCCCTGGATGATGCCGAAGATCACGATCCTGGACGCGGTCTCGAGGCTCGCGGAGAGCTCGTCGTTGATCTCGATCGCTACACCTGGAACGAGCGCCATCACTCACCACCCTTCTTGGTCTTCGCGGGCTTTGCCTCGACGATTTTGAGCGCCCCCTCAGCGATCCGCCGCTTGTAGTAGCCGCCCTCGCGACCCTCGGCCGAGACATCGCGACCCTCGCGAGGGATCGGGCCCAACTGGCTTTTGGGGTACGACACCTGCGCGAGACCTCGCTTGCCGTTGGGCAGCGTCACCTCGAGCGGTCGGACCCGCATCGTCTTGCGTTTTTTGGGCTTCGGCATTTCAGCTCACTCTTTCGAGGTTTCCGTCATCGGTCACACCGAGGACCAGTCGTTGATTGGGGCGCTCGAGAGTCGCCGTCGCCTCGCCATCGATCGTCTGCGCGCCCTCAGTGGCGATCGTCACCGTTCGCCTGGAGTCGACCACGAGCGTCGCTGCGAGAGTGGTGTATACGGTCTGCGGCCCGGTGGACACCAACAGCAGCGTGACCCGCTCGCCATCGAGGTAGCGGGCTCCTGGTGCGTCGACCGTGACAGCCGTCACCGCGCCGCCAGTCAGCGTGACCGTGAACTCCGCTCCTCGGCCACCCCCGTTGCTCGTCAACTGCGTCGCGCCGTAGTCGCCGTCCGACGCGGGGACCTGAGTCCCGTCGGCCAAGACCACCGTGTACTCGCCGCCGTCGGAGATGCTCACCGTCTCCACGCCGCCAGCATCCTTGGCCACGACCAGGAACTGCAAGGGGTCGCGTCCGCGAAGAATGTCCGAGTTGGAGATCGTCAGCGTGATCTGGGTCTCCGTGGCGATGTAGGCCTCGGCGCTCCCGAGCGCGGCCGTGGTCGCGTCAACCGAGGTCTCGACGCCCAGCAGGCTGAAGTCGACGGCGTCTCCGTTCGGGACCCCGAGGTAGACGTCCGTGCCGATGACCTCGAGCAGGCGACCGCGGCCTGGACGCTCCCGACCGGCTGTCCCGAGCGCGATCTCGGACCGCCAAGCGACCGCCCAGATCGAGTATCCTGTGTTCTCGTCCGCGTCGGTGTAGAGGTTTCGCCAGGTCAGGGTGTCGACTTGCGGAGGCTTGCAGAAGAGCGTCTTGTCGACCTGCCCGAAGGGGTCCGAGAGAATGAACCGCTGCGCCTCGCCGACGACGTTGAGCCCATCGTCGGTCCGATCTCGGATGCGGCCGCGAGTCACGAAGAAGATGGTCCACAGCGGCAGGGCCTGCACAGCCTTGCCCCCGGCGAGACGCTCGGCGGTCCCGCTCACGACCGTGACAAGCGCGCGTGTGCCCATGCCCGCCTGCTCGATGATGAATTTCTGCGTGACGCGCCCGGCGTGGCCGATCGTGTCCCGAGCTCGCCACAGCCGCAGCCACTCGTCGACGCAGTCCACGATGATGTCCCGCGCCAGCAGCAGGTTGCTGGCGACGGGCTTGGGGAGCGTTGGCTCGGTTCCGGCCATCGCGTCAGGCTCGCACCGCGAGCCAGCCTCCCTCGAAGTCTGCGGAGTAGACGTCCTGCAGCGCCGACTCGAGTTCGTCGCTGATGCCTGCGTACTCTCGAGCCGGGATCCTACCGTCGCGCGAACCCATCTGGTGTACGAGCGCGTAGTCCAACTCGCTGCCTACATCGACCGTGTTGCCCTGCACCGCGTACTCGATGCTGCGGGCGAGGTCGCCGCTGTCGTAGAGCAGTTTCGCGGTCGGGGGCCTTCGCGAGGCGTAGCCGCGTCCAGGCGGGTTGTCCGACCAAGGGTCCCAGGCCTTGCCACCTGGCGATGTCTCGTCGTCCTCGAGACGGAGCCGCGTGTCCTCGACCACAGACTCGCCGGTCAGCACGAGCACGCGGTCGGGCCAGTAGAGGTCCCAGAAGTCCGCCATCTGGCCGACCTGGTCCACGCCGGTGATCTGAATGTCCATCAACAGCAGCCTCCGGGGTAGACGCAGCACCGACCACGCCGGGCTCGCCGACTTCCGCTGCCTCCGCCCACGTTGACGATGCCGACGGCGGGCGTCCGGTGGTCGGGGCGCGGTGCCTCGATCCCGAGGTCGAGCTCCCACTTCGCGATCCGGTCGAAGAAGATCTTGACCTCCTGATCCTGCTCGCGCAGGTACTTGGTCCGGACCCCGTCGTCGTTGGCGCTGTCGTGCGCGGCGATCTTCGCACACGCGTTTTTGAAACTGCCCGGGATGTTCGTCGGCTGCGCCTTGTAGGCGGCAAACACGGCCGCGTCGATCCTCGAGGTCGCGTCGACAATGTTGCTGGCGATGCGCGCAAGGATCGTGTCGGGTACGTCGAAGGTGTTGAGGTCCACGACCACCGGAGTCACCGGGTAGGTCGCGGGATCTTCCCACAGGCGCTTGTCAAAGGACGCTTGCACGGTCTCGAGGGTCCCCCCGAGCACGCGCAGTACATCCTCGACCGTGCAGTAGTTAGCCATGGTTCAGGCCTCGACGATCTCCAGGGCCTCGCGCAACTCGGCGAGCGCGCCGACGCGGTTTTTCCCGGACTCTTCGGCAGCGATGAGCGCCCGGAGTTGGTCAGCGCCAAGCCCCTCCAGCACGTCGCCCGAAGTCAGGTCGGTGACCGTCATGGTCCCGGGGTCGAACGGTGCCACGACCGCGGGCTGAGCTGCGGTCGGCACTGCATCTGGGGACTGGCTGGCCGCGAACTTCTTCGCGTCCGCAAGGCTCATTCGCGCCTTGATCCCGTTGCCGAGGTCAACCTCGACGAGTCCGTCGTCGCCGGACTTGGCTCGCGCGAGCTCCCGAGTCGTCTGCTCGAGCAACGCCAGCAACGCGCGGTGCTCCTGCTCCTGCTTTTCCGCCTTGAGCGTGCGGTAGTGCCGGCGGATGCCGGGGACATCTGGGCAGGCGTGCACCGTGTCGCTCGGGCGCGGGGTGCCGAGTTCGAGGCGGGGCAGGTGCTTCTTGCCGATGCGGATCGGCTCGTTGAAGTAGACCGCACCGAGTCCGCCCTTGGCGAACCCGCGTTCGTCGAATCCACCTGTGACCCGCTCGAGCGGACCGGGGTCGATCTCGTTCCAGCCGATGTGAAACCGGAGTTCGCGATTGCGGTCGCCGACCGTGAATGGAATGGCGATGGGGTTCTCGCCGTTGTTGTGGACGTAGACTTTGTCGGACATGGGTAGGCTCCGCTGGGGTTGGGGCTAGCCGAACTTCTGCCAGCCGGCAGGGGCGCCGTCGACGACCAGGATGGTGTCCTCGTCGTTGACCTGAACGCCGAAGATGGCGGTCCAGATCTCGACCTCCATGACAGCCGTCGAGACGTCGTGGGGTTGCTGGACCTGGGCGTACAGCGGGGCGGTGACGAACACGAGATCCTCGCGCGGTGTCATGAACAGCGCGACGGGCTCACCGGTGGGGCCGGCCTCGGCCAGCCCAGGGTCGATGACGACCTCGTGGCTGCGGTTGTTCTTCTCGATGTAGGTCAGCAGCGTGGTGTCGGTACCCGCGCCGAAGTTCTCGGTCTCGATGTGCCGATGCTGCCGCCGCGGCAGGATGCCGAGCGCCGGGATGTCCTCCTCAGTCGGCGAGGCGTAGATCTGATTGATCGCCGCGTTGTAGTCGTCGTAGATCGGACCCGCGGCCGCGCTGCCCCAGTCGACGCTCGCGGCTCGGTGCCGGATGCCCGGGTAGTTCACGATGCCGCGCAGGTTGTGGTTGATGTTGCCGCGGCGGATGATGTTGTTGATGCTCCGCATGTGCTGGTTGCGGAGGTCGCGACCCTTCTTCTCGAACTTGTCGTAGCCTCGACGGGCCGCGCGCTGGATCGAGAACCAGTCGATCTGCACCTTGTGCTTGACGATTGCTCGCTGCGCCGACTGGGTGTCCCAGTCCTCGCCAACCGCTCGCTGCGGGCTGTCGGCCGGGGCCATGATCCCGTCGTCGACGTCCGTGTGCCGCCGGCCGGATCGCTCCCACTCAATGAACTCGTCGCCGGCGCTCGCGCCTGCGTCCGTGATTGTGACGTAGCGCCCGTCGGCCCAGACACGCTCGCGCGGAGGTTTTTCGTAGAAGCCCGCGAGCGTGTGCGTCAGGGCGCACTTGGCGTGCGTCACAATCTGCGCGTCGGAGCGCACGAAGTCGTCGGTCTTGCCCCGCCACTTGCGCAGCGCCATGTCGCCGACGGCGCTGGCAATGCCCTCGAAGTCCTGGTTGGTGTTGGCGTCCTTGGTCAGCTTGAGCTTGGGTCCGCCCGAGTCGAAGGTGCCCTCGTTCTGTCCGTCGAGGAGCGCCTGCAGCTTGTCGATATCGATCATTTTGCCCATTGTCGTGTCTCCGTGATCACGGCATGCGGAGCATGACCTCGACGGTCGCGCGTCCCTGCAAGTCGTCGTAGCCGTTGCCGTTGTAGCGAATGTTTGTGGCCGCGGCCGGGGTGGTGTTGGCTCCGTCTGCGGTATCTCGGACAGCGCCGATCTCCTCGCCGGCGGGGGACTGGATCTGGTAGTACACCGGATCGCCGACCGCGATGAGGCCAGAGTCGCCCTCGACCGCGACGGGGATGAGCCCCTCGTCGGTGATGGACACCGAGGTCCCGGGATCCCATCCGTCGATGGCGTCGGGGTCCCCGTCGCTCAGGGCCAGGTGCTCGTTCTCGGTGG